GTTAAATAAAATCTACCATTCGCTAATCTTTCATATTTCCAATTCAATACATTCTCAGGAGTATAAATACTCATATATGGTCTAATATCTTGTTGTAATTCTTCTGCTCTTGTACCTGTTACTATATTAGGTTTATCAATAATACCCCAACAAGTACCATAGACACTTGCGTTAACTTGCATTTCTCTAATGATGTTATTAAAACTTCTACCATCTAAATCTGCATCATCTATAAATGATTGTAGTTCTACATCTCCATTCATAGAGCCATAATCTCTTGTGGGTGGAACTCTAAATAAGAATGAAGAATAAATTTGTACTACATTCTTACAATGATTATCAATAGGTGTGTTACTTGCTCTCTTTAAATATTCTTCGTCAGTTTCTAATGTATATCTATTTAACAGATAACCATTCTGATAATCATTACCACCAAGAAAAGAACGCAAATGAAAGTTCCAATCATTAAACTTATCTTCATAGTTCATATGCCTTGATGTTAAGTATTCTCTTGTATAACTAGCCATTATGACCACCTCTTAGGTCTTGTTGGTGTAAAGTTTCTGCGTAATGGGTATAAATATTCTATCATGTAACCTAATGCGTCGTTAAAGTGGTCAAACCCACTATCCTTGTCAGGAAGTGTAGTTCCCTCTTTATAAATTTGCCTCTCTAAACTCTTTATACTATTTTTACAACTATTGGCAATAAATAAACTAAAATTACCATTTGCATTTTTTAATTTTGTATTAACACTATTTATTCTATCTCTTATAGAAGGGTGATTGTTTCTAACTCTAATTGTAAATCCTGCATTTTTTAATATACTTAAATCTGTTACACCACCTGCTGATGTCTTTCTTTGTTTACTTGCAGGGTCAGGATATACAATAATATTATAACCCTTATATCTGTTTTGTATTTCTTCTGCCATTTCTTGTGTGTTACTAGAATAGATTTGTATTTCATCATAAATAAAAACAACATCGTCTTTAATCTCTGAGATAACACATACCATAGGATCGATATTAAAGTCCATACCTACATGAATTGTTTTTGTTTCAGGTATATAATTATCAATAACTGTATTCTCTCTATCAAAGTTATAATAGATTTGTCCTGCATAATTAACAAATGATGCTAAATATTCTTGTTCAAAAGTTCTTTCGTCTAAATCATTTCTAGCTTGTTCAATTTCATTAGCTGATACTTGACCACCTTCTAATGTAGTGTATTTAAAACTTGACCAATCTTTATTATCTTGGCTTTTAGTAAATAAATCATAACTCCAATTACCTCTACCTTTTGGTGTTCCTGTAAATAAAGCACTACCACCTCTATCTGAAAGAGTTGGTCTTAATACTTCATACCAAGCATAATCTTTAATATCTGCAAATTCATCTAGCACTAAGAAATCTAAACCTACACCTCTAAGTGATTGTTCATTGTCAGCACCTCTTAATGCAATTGTTGAGCCATTTTTTAAATTAATACTTAGATCAGAACCATTCACAGAACTTACCCATTTGTGTTTATACATTCTATCAAGTAAGTCTTGCCACACTATACCTTTAGCCATTCTGTAAGACGGAGCTACATACCAACATTTCTTTTTAGGATATCTAGCAAATCTTGCTAGTTCGTTAATAGCTAAAAATGTTTTACCAAACCTTCTCCCTGATATCAGTACTCTAAATCTTGATTTATCTTCTATAACTTCTTTTTGTGGTTTGGTTAAACCCATTAATCATAAGACCATGGTAATGGTTGGTTATCTTCACTTGTTTCTATCTTATCTTTTTGACCTAACATTTGCTTACCTAGCCATATTAACATGGTTGTATTTCCTGTTTGGCATTTTTCCCATTGCATTCTGCGTAAGCTAGTTTTTCCCTGATCTCTGCCCTTTTTTAAGTACTCGGAAAAATTATCTGCTAAAGTATCTGAATGACACCCTACAATCGTTGATATTTCTTCATTTGTGCAGAATATTGATGCTAATTTTTCTATCATTACTGTATCTAGTTGTTTTTTAGGTCTTCCGACTTTATTCTTTTCTTTTTCCATTATTTTACCTCTTATAGCCGAGTGTGGCTTGTTTATTAATTATTTTGATTATTAGATTTTTTTTAGTTTTAATCCATAGTTATTTTCGCCTTTTTCTATTTTGATATTATCTTTCAGTAGTAATTTATTTTCTAATTTAAATTTATTGTAATTAACTAAATGGTGCCATCTACCATATCGCCAAACTAATTTAGAAACATCAGGGTGCAATTTTACTTGCATTTTTGATTTTGGCATTGTGCCTTCTTCAGAATAAAATTCTTTTGTATTACCACCTTTAATAGTTTGTGTATTAGCTTTTTCTTGTAAAAAAATATTAAATTGTATTGTACACCACCCTGCTTTAAGCATTTGTAAACTTAAATCAGTATCTTCATTATATCTACCTCTCCAACGAAAAGAGATATCATTCCTTATTAGATTACATGAATAAATACGTGTATTGACAGTAAATGGTCCATAATTTTTTCCCCATTTATCTATAACAAAAAAACTATAATTAGGTCCTGCCATGGCTACATTTTTATAACGCAAACAAAAATCTTCCATAACTTTCCACATAACACCATCATAAACTTTTATGCGTTTGTTTTTATTCCATCTTCTAAAGCATTTTATATTATCGTCCATAACCCAATGCCATTTATGACCTTCACTTATAGAATGTTCCCATATAAAATTTCTAGCTGCACCAGGTCCTACGCTTTTACTTAAACCTAAGTCATCACAAGTATCGTAATTTTTTTGAAATGATTTATCTAATACTAAGATATTTTTCTTATCAACATAATGTGCATAATCGTTGTATTCTTGATCTTCAATAACAACCTTATAAGCAACTTTCATTTCTTCTAGTGCTTTAATCGTTAAGCGACTATCTGCTCTACCTTTACTTGGAATATAAAGAGGAAATTGTGGTTTATTCTGTTGCATACCCTTTATCTTTGAGTACATTTTTTTCTTGTTTTGGTAACCAAATATACTTGGTTTTTTCTGTATAGTCTTGACCAATCATTTTAAAAAAATCTTCAACAGCCTTTTTATCTACAAAATTAACTGTAATTGACATATGTGGTCTAAGGTCATCATGTTTAAATTCAGGCATACCTTCCCATTCTTTTTCAGTATCAAGCCAATTTTTTTCTGATTTATCAAATGTAATAATACTTTCTAGTTCTTGTTGTTCAAAACCTAAATTTTCTAAATCATAGTTAATATCTAATAGATCAGTAAATTCTTTATGTAATAAACCATAATCCCAATCAGAGTATTCATTAACTTTATTATCTGCAATTCTTAATGCTTTAGCTTTTGTTGGTGGTAAATCTGCAATCAAAACAGGTACAGTTTTTAATTCTAGTATTTTAGAGGCTGCATATCTACCATGACCAATAATTATTACTTTATTTTTATCGACTACAATAGGTTGTTGAAAACCAAACTGTGCAATACTATCTGCAATTTTTTCTATATCCCATTTTTTTCTAGGGTTATTTTCGTATGGTTTTATTTGATCTAGTGTTAAATTTTCTATTTGCATTAATGATATGTAATTAGATTTTCATCTACCCTATATAATCCAAGTTCACTTAAAATTTCATCTATCAATGCTTCAGCTTGTTTTTTATCAGGAAAATTGGCAAATTTCAAGATAGCAGAATGGCTTCCATCTTTTTCTTCGATAATAATAAAGTTTTGAGTGACTTCCTCATTCTTCATACCTTAATTGGTACATTAGATATTATAATTTAACAATAATAAATAATCTAAGATTTTCTTTTATTTGCAAATTTTGTAGTATGAAAATTACCTCGCATTCTTTTTTCCCCACCTAATCCACCTTTACCTATTACTGTACCATATCTCCATGAAACATTTGTACCTCCAAATTCTTCTATTAATCTTTCAATAGATTCTTCAACTTCTTTTTGAAGTTCTTTGATTTCTTTTAATTTAGCCTCCTCATGGATATAACTTTTATGACTCATTACTTTGATCTCCTTCTATTTTAATATGTGGAAACTTTTCTAATTCTTGTACATATTTTTTAGGAATTTTAAAACCATAATCAGAAAATTTTTCTAATTCATTATCTACAATATAAAAATCATCTCTTTCCATTGTTAATTCTCCTTTTATTTTTTTCTCAATAAAAAGAGTTAGTCTAACTATATATTTGAAATCTTTATTATAGTTTTTTTTGACACTATTTGTAAAATCGTTTAATTCAATAAGACTATCAAAATATTCTACTTGATTAAATTCATCTATTGATACCATTTGCCATTCATAATTTTTCATTATTTATTCTCCTTATATGTGTATCTATTTAATCTTAATAATTTTTTAAATTTAGAAAGATTATCTTTTTTACATTTAAGAGGGTCATATCCATTATTAGCATCTTCTAATAATTTGTATTGATTAGATATTGGCTCTTGATAAAAATCCCTCCAATAAGCTGAAGCATCTCTTACTCCATAAGGTTGGTCAAAGTTACAATAAATCATTGCATATTTATCATACTGCTTTGTATCAATTAATATCCAAGCTTTTCTTTTCATTATTTGTTCTCCTTATAATGTGTAATGTTAATAGTTTTTTTTTCTTTTTTATATTGTTTGATTAGAAGGTGGCAAAAATATGCCACCCCTAAAATCAATAGTAAATCAGCTCCGTTCATATTAAAATGAAGGGTCCCAATATTTACTTCTATGACCGATAGAAATATTTTGATAACCTTTATTAAATCTTTTTGTTTTATAGTTATATTCAGCAGGTATTAAAATAAAACCTTCAGTTTTGACATCAAAACCTTTCATATCTTCTGCAAATACTTTAATAACCTCTGCAAAATATATTCTACCATTAAGATTTGGTGAATAAATATATTCTTGGCTTTCTGAATAACCATTGTTATCAATTCTTTCTGCATTATCTTCTTGTATTTTGATATAAGTTCTACCATTTTTAAGTTCGATAATTTCAACAACTGTTGCAGGGTATCTATCAGACCACATGTTAATAGTTGCACCTATACCAACCTTTAAAATAGCATTTGGATAATATCTTTTAGTATTAAGATAATTAACCATACTACCTTGTGGTCTATGAGTAGGTATGTTCTTATTTCTTGTTTGATCTTGTAAAGTTACTTTTATCATTTTAGTTTTCTCCTTGTTAATGTCTTAATTATAAGATTTTTGTTAACAGAAATCTACCTTTTTTATCGTTTTTTTGTAAAAAAATAACCCTTATAGTTCAAGGTTTTTAACATCTTCTTCCGAAATTAAACGTTTTTCTAGCATTTTTTGTACAAAACCTTTATTTTTTTTCGCATATTCTTTAGAAAAATTAGTAGGATTTTTAAAAGCATCAACCCAACTTTCTAACTTTATAGTTTCTTGATCTTTTGTAGTTTCTTCTTTTGGTCTTTCATCTAAATACTTTTCAGCACTTAACCAAAATGCAGGTTGTTTAGCAAATTTCTTTTCTGTAATTGTATTATAATAATTATTATAATAATTAGCTAATTCTTTAGGTTGTAATGCCCATTCTTTATCTAATTTAATATAATTCTTTAAAGCTTGACCTTTACTTACTTTATTAATTATTAAATCCCAAAATAAAGTGAACTCATTTATATATATAGTTTTAGATATAGACTTAGACTTAGATATAGAGGGTACACTTTCGGTATAGCGTTCGGTAAGCGATCGCTTAGCAGTCGCTTGACCACCTCTTGATCCATTAAGTTTATTTTGATTTGTTGTGTTGACTGCTCTTGTATATTCTTCTCTTAATCTTTTTTGAAACCAACCTTTGTTCCATGTAGAGCCATCATATTCCCAATATAATTTAATAATAAAGTCAACTTTTTCTTTATCAGCATTAGGTGTAAGATTATAAATAAATCCTTTATCATTAGGTAAATATCCTTCTTTAGACCAAGCGTAAAATATTAATCTAAAATAAATTCCTAGTTCGTCATTAGTTAAAAAGCAAGTATCTGAATTAAAAGCATCAATCCATAAGTTCATCTTTGGCATAGTTGTCATTAGTTCTCTCCATATATTCATTATATAATTCTTGTGCATAATTTAAAGGGTCAATTCCAATTTTTTCCCAAAATAATCTTTCACCATTTTTAAATGTTAGTTCTTGATGACAAGGAAAACATAAAGGTACTCCTGTGCTATCATCTCTAATCATAGCACCAATTCTATGTATGCCTTGCAAATGATGGAATTGTATTTGGTGGTAATTTAATCTACCTTGTAAATTACATGAGTAGCATGGGCAGTAATTAACCACCCATTGCATAAATTTTTTGTCTTTTATGACTTTTCTATTTTTAGAAAGGAATGTCACTCTTTGTGTCTATTTTACTTTCTTCAGGTTTTACTTCGACAGAAAAAGTATTTTCTTCTATCTTTATACTAACCATATCAACTTGCTTACCTGTTGATGTTTCAGTTTTTTTCCATAAAGCCACTTGATAAGGTGTATCTGCTTTAAGAACTACCTCTTGCTCAAATGTAACTTTATTATTTGAGTATAAAGGTTTATTCCCATCTTGATCTTGTTTAAATAAATTTAGCCATGTAGCCATATTATAATCCTCCTGTGGATTGTTGTGTATTATTTACAGGTGGGTTTGAATACTCTGAGTCTTCATCAGTACCTACCTCTAACATAAATAATTTCATTAATAGATATTTGTATGCGTATGTAATTGCTTTTCCCACCCCTTTGTCGCTTGTGTCAATTCCATAGCCTACATAGTCACCAACAACAATAGAGTCATTGGTTTCAGTATCAATAATCTTAGCATTCATTTTTACAATCGTAAGATTACCTTCTTTTGTGTGTTCTATGACAGAAGGAATTATTAAAAGTTTTTCTTCTAATAACTCTTTTTTAATAACATCATGAACTGCATTCCAAGAAGTAATTTTATATGGAATGCCTTTTGTCTTATCTTGTTTTATTGATTTTACTCTATGAGTAATTAACAATAGTTTTTTATTAAGTAGTGTTGTCATTTTAGTTCTCCTTATTTTAGTTATAATATACTATGACCTCGCTGAATTAAACATTTATTTACAATCGACTTATAAGAGTATTCCATCTTATCAGGCAACCATAATAGTTGAGGCCTGATATACCAATTATATCCGACCTTAACACTTTCAACGATAGAGTTAGTATTGTCTTTACCAATCGCCTTACAGGTCTGTAAATCGTCATTATACCTATAAGCAACCTCATCACCTTTATTTCCTCTGTGGTCTACGATTGGTTTGTATGTGCAAGATATTGTTAAACACATAATCAGTATTGCTACTAATTTTTTCATCATTAGTCCTCCTAATAAATAGTGGTATTCTAATCCAACCATATTTGTTTACTAATTGACTAGTAATATGTTGAAATGATTTAAGTTCTTTATTCATTACTACCATCACCACATCTCTTAATAAATAGTTCCTTATTAAAATTTGGATTTGTCTTGCTTAATTCTTCTGCAAGATTTTTAATAAGTATTTCTTTACCTCTAGGTGAGGTTGCTTCTTGATATGATGTTTTATTAATAGAGTCTGCAATAAATTCAAACTGCGACTTATACATTTTTGGTATATTACTCATATGTATCACCTCCTGATATTTCTTTATGTAAGTTATCTATATAGTCTTTGGCATGCCAAATTGCATCACTAGAATTGGTAACACCATTAACACTAAATACATCTATTTCATTTTCTACATGATCATAAACTTGAAATGTAGCAGAGCCATTCCATATAACTTGAAAGTGTGCATCTTTATGCACACAAACATCACCTCTTTGTAAATCCATATTAATACTGCCTCTTTGTTATTTTTACTATGACTTCAACATCACCACAAAATGTAGAATTATTCTCTGCTAAATCTTCTAAAAATATACCAAAGTATTTAGCACCAATTCCTGTATCATCTTGCAAAGTTGCAACAACTTCTAGTTCTTTAGATTGTTTGTCTTTTTTTTCGTCATATTTAGTATCGTGTACTTCTATTTTATAGTTATCTATAAACATTAGTTCTCCTTTGTTAACTGCACGAGTGCAGAATATTCTTCTTGTGTTATTATTTTAGTACCACCACCCACAAGAGTTAAATAGTAGTATATAGTCTCCTGCCCTTTTTCAAGAACAGGAAATTTTTTAATATTAGTAAAGTTAGGTAATATTTGCATTTTTATATACGCCTCCCATATTTCCTAAAGCAATAGTAGTATCAGCTTCTGTAACGTGTTTAAGGAATTGATCGCCTGATATATGTTTATAATTTATATGTTCATTAGTAGTATATGATGATTTATCACCAAGTAAAGCAACCCAATAATGAATATATATTCTTGGCATCTCTTTATCCCAATATTCTTCTTTTTCTTTATAATCTATATCTACTTTTTCCCAATGTTTAGGAAATTCATTATTGCAACATAATTCGTTTGCTACAAATGCAACAGCAGTTGCATCTTGGTCAAAGCCATGAATGATATATGTATTACCAAATTTCCATTTATAAGAACACTCAGTCCAATTTTCTGCGAGATGATTATATTCTTCCATATATTGTGTAGTTATCTTAAAAGTTAATTTAGTCATTATAGTACCTCCTGATTTTTATTTCTAACCCAACGACCATGACCTTCACAGTAATCACATTCTTGGATTTCTTTGTATGATGTTCCCCATTGAACATAACCTTGCCCCTCACATTCAGGGCAAGATTGAAATGTATTTTTAGTTGTTAATGATACGATCATATCTTGAAGATCGTTTTCGTTTCTAAAAATAAAGTCGTTCATTATTTTGACTCTTTCTTTAATTGTGAAACATGAAAGACATTAAATCTACGAGCAGATTTTTTAGTTTCTAATTCACCATTAGGTTTTTCTACAAGTTTATCACCCATAGGTTGAATTAACTTCGCAACAATCTTTGTGCCTTTAGGGATTGTATAACCTAAATCCCTAGCTTGACAAAAAGTTAAAAAGCCACCTGTTAATCCTGTAGCTTTTAAAGTTTCGATATTAGAACCTTGATAAAGGTTTTTAGTTTTTTCATTATAGTACATAGTTTAGTTTCTCCGTTTGTTGTTAATACAACTATACAAATTTAGTTAACAAAAATCTACCTTTTTTTTACTTTTTTTTAAAAGTGTTGATACTTATGAATTTTAGTAGATAATAAAGTTTCTAATCTCTGCGTTCTAGCAGTCTTTAGTTTCTCCTAAGGGGTGGGAGTAGTTACCCACCCCTATTAATTTTTGTTTTACTATTTTTTTTAGCAATATATAAATAACCTAACTAACAGGAGTAACTAAAATGACACAAAATAAAGAAATAATAAGATACTTAACTAAAGGTAATAAATTATCACCACTTGAAGCACTAGAAAGATTTGGTTGTTTCAGATTATCAGCAAGAATATTAGAACTAAGAAAAAAAGGTTTTGATATTAAAACTGAATATGTAACTAAAAACAAAAAAACATATGCAGAGTATTCTTTATGAATATAGATAACTTTAAAAAATGGGGTATGGAAAGAATGAGTTACTCACGCATGAGTTCTTTTAAAAATTACCCAAGTCAATTTGTTATCAATCGTATTTATGGTTATGATACAGGATCGTCACCTGCTATGAATTGTGGAAATGTTGTAGAAGAAATGCTCTATGATTATATGCAAGGTAATGACCCAAATTTAACTTCTATATTAGAAGAATTTGCAGAAAAATTTTCTGATTATCATAAACAAGAAGATGTCATTAAATACTTAGAACTTATTCCAAAGTTTTACAAAAACTGTGAAGCACTTTTTAATAAGATGGGTAATTATAAATTACATTCTTACCAAGAAGAATTGCATACAGAGATACTAGGCATTAAATTCATTGGATATACAGATTTTATTTTTTCTGTAGTTAATGATGATGGTGAAGAAGAACTTTTAGTCTATGACTTAAAGACTAAAGGTAGAATGGCAATCAATCACTCTGATAAACTACAACAATGGATATACAAGAAAGCCTTAGAAGAGAAATACAATAAAAAAGTTACTTGTCATCTCTATATCGTAACTCCAACCAAGCACCACTTCGAGGAAATTATTTTTAATAATAGTCATGAAGTAGAAATACATAACATACTAAAAGGTATGGATAAAGTGTTTGAGTTCTGTAATGATAAAAAAGACTTTGCTTTTTTGTACCAACCTAATTTAGATGATTTTATATGGAATAATCCTCAGATAATACAAGCACGTAAAGAAATATGGGGAATTTAAAATATACAAAAGTAAATCAAAATACTTTTAGTAAATGTGTAGAGTGTAAAAAGACTTACACCTTGCACATGATGATCCAAATAAATCAATGGGCAAAACGATATAAATGTATTAAATGTTATAACAAGGGTAGATATCCCTTATCTTAGCTATTTAACCTCTGTATGGTCTTTAAAACAGGTTTTTGAAGGTATTTTTGCTTAGTTATACAAGATTTAAGTATTATATGGCCACTACCTAATTCTGTAGTACCTTTCATAGTGCTAAGATAAAAAGCCTTATCATCTTCCCATTCAACAAAACCCACTACACAACAGGTTTCTATCTTACATTCTTCTTTAAATTCTTCTTTAGATAACCAACCATTAGAGCCTGAACTATGGTCTAAAAATTCTATATAGATAATTGTTTTTATAGCCAAGAGCATACACCCTTGGCTAAAATATAATTAATGAGCAAGTCCATGAAGAAACCATAAGACAAATAATACTGCACATAATTGTGCAAGATTATTCCATGACCAATAGTCCTCTATCACATCTACTATTTTTAACCACTTTCTTTGTAACCAAAACATCATTTTGCGACCCCCTTAGCTTTTTCGAACGATCTTAAACCCCCAAGTCCCAACATTCCTAAAATAAGAGGCATCAGTTGGCTAAGATCTAAAGTCGGCAACTCTACATCACTTCCTGCAATCTTTAAACCCATAACTATAAATGGTTGAAATAAATAAACATACCCTACTGATAACGCTGAAATCCACCCAAGAGCAGGTCTCCAACCTGCAATAAAAATACTTCTATGTCCTGCCTCAACGGCATTAATATCCATTTGCTTTTCTTTGAGTCTTGCTTCTATTTTTTGTATAGATATTTTTGCTTGGTTTCTTTCATCTTCACTTGTAAATACTTCATCAACAATATTTCCTATGGCTTTGATGCCACCACCACCTAATAATTTATCTAACATTATAAAGTACCATCTATTTTAACTTCTTGTTGTTTTTCATAAGCATCTACAAATTCTTTATCTCTAATATGTTCTGACTCATAATCTGCTCTAGCTTTTTGCATAGCCACTACCTCATCAACTGTCATGTGTATTTTTTCATGTCTTAGTTTATGATTTTTGTCATGTGCATTTTCTAATCTTTCTAAATACAACTTTTCTCTAATCTTTAATTCTTCAACTTCTTTTTTAAGTTCTTTGATTTCTTTTCGCATTTCTTTTTCTGTTGACATTATATATTCTCCATTTGTAAAGCTAAAGTATTAGCACGATTTGGTGTTTGTTTTGCCCAACGACTATCTAACATATGTGAAGCACTTTCTCTATAATTTGCTTCTTGTAAACTTTTTCTAAAATTCTTGAAGCCTAATAAACGAGTAAGCCCTAATTGAAATGCCATCTCTACTACAATTTCAAAGGCTTCTTCTGCTATATCATTTTCACTAATAAAATGTCTAGCGTCATTTATAGCTTGGTTTAAATCTACATTTAAAATTTTATCTACTTGTTCATTTGTTAAATCAACAGTACCAAAATCTTCATCAGGTTTAATTAAGTGTCCTACACCAATTGTCCAATTGCCAAGGTGATCTTTGTACTTAGCATAGCGAACTCCTTCATGCTTGATAACGGATTTTTTTAATCTCTGTATATTCATTTCTTACTCCTTAAACTTGGTAACATCTCTTGTATTATATTTGCAATATCAATAAATAAAACTTTTAATAAACCTATATGTATATCTAAATTACCATTTTCATTAAAATTTTCTATTTCATCTTTAGTGCAAGTCACTCTTATTTTGTTCCCTATCCTTACTATTCTCAAACTATTCTCCCTATCCAATCCCCTTTATTATTTAATACCATTGGTAATAATCTAGGTACAGAGTCTATAATCACACTACAACCTAAAATAAATCTAGTATTAAAATTCTTTGCGTAGGCAAAAGCTAAACTTTTTTGATTAATCAAACAACCTACTTGCATACCAAAAAATAAATCATCAGTATTTGCCCACCATGATAATAAAAATTTTGTATGGTAGTGACCTTGCACACAATTTTGACCATTGGTTTGTGAAACCTTTAAAACATCTGCACTTCTTCCATGAGTAAATAAACATCTTTGACCATTTGGTAATGTAATTGTTAAATCTGTAACCCAACGCCATTTCTTCAAATCTAAAAATTCATTATAGTTCTTTAGATATGCTGTAGGTATTCCATGTTTTAATGCCCTTCTATAAAGCATACTAGAGTGATTGCTTTCTATTTCAGTTACTTCAGGGAATATAACTTCTAATTCTTTTATATATTCTTTTGCTATTTTTAATTCGTCACCTGCACTTGGTAAATCAGGATTTGAATCGTGCATTGATAAAGCGTGTTTATCTAAACTATCACCAATAGAAATAATTCTTGTTGGCTTAAAAACTTTTTTAACTTCTTTTAAAAACCTAAATGAGTCCTTATGATGGTAAGGTAAATGTAAGTCAGGAATTATCTGTATTACAGAATTTTTATTCACACATTATTTATAACCCAATAATTTCATAATTAAAACAGTTATACCTATAAGGATAGAGCCAAACAAGGCTATTGCCTTAATTCCACCTGTACCCATATTCATACGCTTTTTAAGTTCCTCAATGTCTTTTTTGTTTTTATCAAGGTCTTTATGTATGTGATCTAGCTTCGCTTCCATGACAGTTAATTTAGTGATTAACACTTCTATTTTTTGATTTGTGGTTAATTTAGCTAAAGACATTACATATTCGCCAATGGATTTGATAAAGATTTTTGTATCTTAATATCTAAATCTTCTTCTATAATTTTTAATTCTTCTAATAATTCTCTGCTATCTTCTTTTTGTCTATCCTCAATATCATTAACAATTTCGGTGATGTGTCTGATGTCATTATTCATATTGCGAATATCGGTCTTAATATTAGTACCTAAAGATTGAGTTACATCATTTACTAGGGTTATTTCACCCATTATCATATCTACTTCAGATTTTAAGACTGCAAGTTGTTCGTCATAGTGAGATAAATCAGGACTGACAAAATTATTAATCTTTTTTTCCATAGATAAATACCTTTGGTAAACCTCAAATGCACCATATAAACCACCAATAAGAGTTGATATAGCAATAATAAAGGCAAATATCTTACCACCTTTAAATTTTACACCACCAAATTCAGCTTCCATAATTACCTTTCATATTGGCTATTAATAAATTCATTATGCTTATACTCACTACCACCAAACAGTAAATAAGATGCAATATTATTATCACTAATAGTAGTATCAGGTAAATAACTATTATTAAAAAAACCTTGCTTATCTTGTATCATTGTAGTTACATTAAAAAAGTCTTTGGTATTACCTAAGACCTGCATAACAATTAGAGTTTTAGTTTGATTATTCGTTTCATATTTACCTTTGTCGCCCATCTTCTTGACAATCTTATTGGCTGCTTTTTGTTTTTGATTAACAATTTTTTTCGGCTCTTCTTTGGCTTCTTCTGTTTCTTCTTGGGTTTCTTCTACTTCATTTTGCTCAGGCTCTTGGACTTCTTCTTGTACTGTTTCGTTGGGTTGTTCTACTTCATCAGTAGTTTGTTCAAGTTCAACTTGTTCTATATTTTCTGTTTCAACTTCTATTTCTATTATCTCTACATTCTCTATATCAGGCAATTCCAACTCTAATTCCATTTCTATTGTTTCAATAGTTAAATCATTCATAGGCTCATTTATAGGCTCTAAAGTAAAGTTTCCAAAATCATCATTGACTTCATTTGATGCAAATATCATTTCAGCTACATCATTACTTTCTTGATTAAATTCTAATACTAAAAATTCTTCTAAATCTTTTATCTGCTGATTTATAATTGTTGTGACTACATTATAAAGAACATTAATTTCTACGTCGTCAAAGACCACTCCTACTGCAAGGTTGATATCCCTACCACCTACCTCTACAACTAAGGTTGTTAAACTACCACCAAAATCAAAACCACCTGAATAAGATTGGTAGCCTGTTGTGACTCCTGTTTCAGATAAAATATCTGTTCCTGAAAAAACATTAGTGTTTCCATTCTTACCTGTTATGTGCATATAAATTCTATCTTGTGGGTCTTGCTTATCTACTTTGATTGTATAATTAGTTTCACCACCATAATTAATATCTAGTTCAGATATATCTATTGTTTGAATAAAGGTTGTACCCATACCTTCTACACCCATAGTTGAAGTTAAATTACCACCACCTGTAATCATGGCACATTTATCAGCACCTAATCCATAACAAGAATTACCACTTGGCATTGATGCAGAGCCTTGACCACCCCAATCATAATCCATATCACCCTCTTTGGTATTACCAACAAATCCATTATTACCATCTAAAATATTACCTGAGTCTTGGTTAGTGACTATGGTTTCTATAATTTCTGTATTGGTTATTTCTGTTGTAATACCCTCTGTGCAAAGACCAAGAGTTTCAGTAGTACATTCAGCTTTTAAACTAGAGTAAAAGCAAAAGAGCAATACCACTAAATATATATTTCTTAATATCATTATGCCTACCCTCTTTGACTTCTTTAATTTCAACAACTTCTTCTTTTAATAAATTAGCTTTAACCATACTACCTTCAGGAATTAGGTTAGGATTTTTTTCCCATTCTTCTTTTGCATCTAATCCAATAGCAGAATTTATTGGTGGGAATGTACCACTTGCCCACATACTATCAAAAACTCTTGGATCGCTTGATAATAAACTAACTGCTGCAACCTTCATACCCATAGCATAAAGCTGTCTTGATAATTTTATTATTTCACAATTTTCATCTTTGATTGTAATGCCTGAACTAAAACCTAATACTTGAGTTTGAACTGCACCACTTACTCCTGTTTTACATATATCAGAATTAACAATATTTAATGCAGGTGAGTTAGCTGTTGGTGGTGTATTATTAGTTACTACTGTGCTTGAAACAGTATTGGTATCTGCTGCCTTGATTTCATAAGTGCAAGACACAAGAAATAACAGAATAAATAAATATTTCATCTTGCAGTAGTTGGTACTCCTTCACTACTAACAAATGGGTGTTCTGCGAAAGCTATGTAGACAAATGTTTGACCATTTGTATTATAACTTGCACCATCACTTCTTACTTTAAAACCATTACTACAAAAATCACCGAAGTTACTACTTGCTTCAGCGTCATTTGATTCTGCTTTAACATATTTATTAAATGGATTAAAGGTGTCTCTCGTACCATCAAACATAAACCATTCTCTACCACTAGATGTTCCTTTTACCATTACCCAAGCAGGTTTAAAGCCTGTATAGGCAAATGGTCCGTTTGTACTACCATTACCAATATACTTTCCTATCTTTGAGTAGCCTTGAATATTTTTAAAACAATACATGA